TATAAACGTAAGGACAGAATGTGGTTTGAAAAAATTTCTAGACAAAAATCAGATAAAGAAGTAATTGATTTTTTCGTTGCTAACTTTGCCTCTTGTCCTGATCCAGAAACACTTTGGATTGGTGAAATGATCAAAGAAGGTGAAGAAAGATATCAGAACTGGCAGAAGAAAATTCAGTCTCTTTCTTATGTCTTTAAAGAAGAAAGTCAATCTTTATTTGATGAAAATAAATTTGAGGATGTCTTTAAGTGTTCAACTGGACATCCTATTTTACTTAAAAAGTTTTTAAGTGGTAAAATATCACTAGAAACAATGGTTCTCTTTGACAAGATTTTTGCATACTCAAATAACTTCGATAAGAAATTACAAGACCCGGTGTGGCAAACCGTCAGTCGTCGAATTAAAAAATATAATCCATTTCTAAATATTGATGTATTCAGTTTTCGTAAAATCTTGAAAAAAATTATTCTGGAGGATCAATGAGTTTCTTCAATTCCGAAGTTGTCCGTGCAGAGATGACTAAAATTGCAGAACTTCAAGAACAAATTTATGGGAACATTTTTAAGTTTTCTACAATGTCCAAACAAGAAAAACTTAATCATGTTAAACTTCTTGAAACTCTTCTAGATAAACAAAAAGTTCTTTATACGAGAATGAGTTTATCTGATGATCCTGAAGCAAAAGAAATGAAAGAACGTATTGTTAGTTCTGCAATTATGATGGGTATGCCCCCTGGTACTGACATGAATATTATTCTTAATAATATGTCACACATGCTTGAGTCCATGAAGCAGCAGATTGACAAAACAAGTTCTGACCTGTAGAATACGAGGGTCCAATGGACTTGGTGGTTTCTTCTAGAAAACCTTATAGACATGGGCTTGACATCCCTTTCTATCCCAAGTAGAATAAAGTTGTCTCAAATGCCAAATCCAATTAACAAAAAGGTAATCTAATGTCATTCGAAAATCTTAAAAAACAATCTACTCTTGGTTCTCTCACTTCCAAACTGGTAAAGGAAGTCGAGAAGATGAGTACAACTTCTGGTGGTGCTGATGAGCGTCTCTGGAAACCTGAAATGGATAAAACTGGTAACGGTTTCGCAGTTATCCGTTTCCTCCCTGCCCCTGATGGTGAAGAACTTCCCTGGGCAAAGATGTATTCCCACGCTTTTCAAGGTCCTGGTGGTTGGTACATTGAAAACTCTTTGACCACTATTGGACAAAAAGATCCTCTTGGTGAACATAATCGCGAATTGTGGAACAGTGGTATTGAATCCAATAAAGAAACTGTTCGTAAGCAAAAGCGTAAACTGTCTTATTATAGTAATATCTACGTTGTAAAAGATCCTGTAAATCCTCAGAACGAAGGTAAAGTCTTTCTCTTCAAGTATGGCAAAAAGATCTTTGATAAGATCATGGAAGCAATGCAACCTGAGTTTGAAGATGAGACTCCCATTAATCCTTTTGACTTCTGGCAAGGTGCTAATTTCAAACTCAAAATCGTAAAGAAAGATGGGTATTGGAACTACGACAAATCTGAATTTGGTTCTGCTGAACCACTATTGGATGATGACGATGCTCTGGAAGCCATCTGGAAGAAAGAGTATTCTCTGACTGCAATCACTGCTCCAGACCAGTTCAAGTCCTATGAAGATCTTGAACGTCGTATGAATATGGTTCTGGGTCTTAAGAATTCTTCTCCTGCTCGTTCTCGTGCAGTGGTTGAACAAGAAGATGACCTCGAAGAGTTTACACAAACTCCCACAGTTCAAGATCGTGTAGTTGAAGAACTGGAACAGTCTTATGCTCGTTCTAAGTCTCCTTCACTTCCTACAATCAGTTCTGTTGATGATGACGAAGATGATGCTCTCTCTTACTTCCAGCGTCTTGCTGAAGATTGATTAAGAGTAGAGTCTAATATTATCTCCTTTCTTCAAGGTGGCGCTCTCATACTGAGCACCACCTTTTTTGTATTTCATCAACTCTTCCATATCATTAAAGACTACATTCAAATATCTTGCCTTAAGAACGAAGATATTCCTTTTATCATCTTCAATCTTTTGTTCATATTGATAGTTTGTGATTGGTACTGTAAAGTTTCTTACAGTAACTTTTCTTTCTAGTCCATCATCATAGTAACTTGTAGAAAAGTTTGAAGGAACTCTTAATCCTGCAGGAATAATGGTAATTCCATTTGAGTTTACAACTGATGTAGTTTCGTAATGATGAACTGCATTTACATTTTGATATGAACCATATTTTTCTAATAAGAAATTGTCAAAACCAGATTGTGGTAATGGCCATTCTGTTTGAATATTTACTATATTGTTAGAGAGCAAAATAACCCAATCTAAGGTTTCGTCATCATAAATCTTATATGCAACATTATCTGGTCTCTCATCACCAATAATTTTATACTTAGTGAAGAAACTTAAGTTGCCAAAAAGATCTTCTCTTAACTTTCCTCTTTTGAAGAGATTCTTGACAGTCTGGTAGTCAGAGATGCTTTGTGAATCTGGAGTTCTATTAACGTATTGAAACTCTGGAACTTGGCGGAAGTAACTTGTCATATTAGTAACCTATAGGGTGTCCATCTTCATAATCAGTATTATAGATTGGAGTAAGTTCACTAAATCTTAGAGATAGTTGATATGATGTCATTGTTTTATTTTCGTCATTAAAAGTCATATAAGTTCCATCTGGAGTATAATCAACATCACAACCAATAAGGGCACATTCTTTTATTTTATTTAATGACTGATGGAGACCAATTCCAGTCAGATAACTGATATTAAAAATACAAGGAGCTTTCAAAAATACTTCTGACTCTGCCTTTCTAACTGCCATTGCGGTTTTAAAAAATTTTATTATTTGCTTTACTATCACTGATTCTGATTCACTTCTTGGAGATAATCTAAAAGTAAAATTAAATGGCCTTAATGTTGGTCCATTGAAAAGAAGTTCTAGATTTGGATTTAAAATTGTACCACTAGTTCTTGATAATAAATTTTGTGCTCCGACTGCCTCTTGTGCAAAATAAAGCGAAATTGCTTTTCCATATCCTGCTTTATCAAGACCTTCTTTAAATGCCACCGCAGATTGCCTTAAAGCTTCTGCCGCAGCACCCGTTATTCCAGAAGGAGCCTCAATCATTGACATTGATTTTGATGCTGCATATGCCTGAATTGGGTTTAATGTAGAACCTCCCCATTCAACTCCATTACTATCTGTAATGGATGGTTGTACTGGAAGAACAACTGTTCCAAGTATATTTGAGTACTTATTTTCTCCTAAAGAAAAATCTGCTCCAGCGGTTAACTCATTTATATCTTTTCTTCCTACTAATTTTTTCACAGCAAAAATTATATTATCTTGAGAATCGTTCATATTCTCCGGATATCTCAAATTTACCTTTAAGTTTGCATCAGACTTCGCTGATGCTTTTTCGGGTATGCTTACTGACAGTGACTGTGGTTCTAAATTTACCTTTTCTTCTTCTCTCTGAGAATCTTGAGATGGGTCTTGTGCTGGAGGAGGAGTTCCTGATGGTGTAGCAGTGTTTGGAAATATTAATTGCCTTGCCTGTTGCTCTGGAACTCCAGATTTTTGTACTGTTTTGATTCCTTGATTTTTAACTGCTTTTTGACCATCGGCACTGGAAAAATATTCAATTTCCTCTGGATTTGTTGTTGTGCTTGGTTGAAAAGTATTATCTAGCGGAATGAATCCAACTGTTCTATCTCCAGATGTTCCAGTAATATTTCCTTGTGCCTGTTTTGTTTTTACTGTTATTCTTCCTTTGTTTACTCCATCAGTGTCAACTAAAAGGTAGTAAGTAGTACCTTGAAGTTTTCCGCCAGGTTTAAATAAGTTTTTATCCCTACTTCCAGCAGTTGCCATCAGGAATCCTCCTCAACTATAGAAGGATTAGTTATCTCAATTTTTTGTAGAGTATGAGACATTTATAGATGTTTTTTATTTATTTAGTTCTGAATTTTGCATATGGAAGAGAACGAAGATAATCAATCTCATTCTTTTTAATCTCTAATAGTTTACTATTAACTTCAAACCAAGTATAATTTCTCACTGTTCCCCAATGAAAATTAAGTCCAGTAAATCCCCATTTTTCTATTGAAAGTGTTGCGATTAATGGAAACTCATCATATCTTAAACCTTTTGTTTTTGCTGAGTATATAAAGGTATAATATTTTCCAACGTCAGGAACAAAGTCTCCTTCACGAAAGACTTCCATGATAGTCATCATAATATCATCTGGTTTTGTATACTTATATTCTTTTAGTTTTAATTTAAGTAAACTTACTCTCTTAGAACTTGATCCAACGTATTGACCGAATCCTTGTGCCATTATTTTATGCCGAGATTGTCTTCTGTTATGATCTTAAATTCAATCATATGATCTTTACAAAACTCTTCTGCGGCTTTCCATTTTGCTTGGTTTACGGCATAAGTTTTTGCTTCATATAACCAAGATTTTGTTTTTCTTTTTGGAACTTTAGGGGCAACCGTTTGTTTTTTTGGTTTAACTTCAATCACGTAAGTTTTTATTTTATCATCAGACTCCTTAATTTTTATTAAGTAGTCTGGAAAGTACCTATGTATTTTATTGTCAACAGGAGACACATAGGGAATACAAAACTCTTCTGATGCCCAGAGGATTACACTTGGATTGTGGTCACACCAATACGAAAACTTTCTCTCCCAACTACTTCTACAAATAATATTGTTGGGATCCCCTTTGTATTTTTCAGGAAATGATGGTTTGTATTTGCTTTTGTAAGACTCTGCCATATATCCTTACTACATAATATATCAGTAAAAGTATTTATAGATAGATGGCATCTCCCAGTGCATCTGGCAAATCACCTAGGTTTAATCCAACTTCTGAACTTGTATCAAAGATAATGCGTCCGGCATTAACCTCTCACTATGCTGTTTATATAAATCCTGCAGTAATTCAAAATCAGACAAGTGGCAGTGGTGGAGCAATTAGTGCAAGGACTTTTTTTGAAAACCGTCAATCTTTGATAGATGAAGAAACGTTAACTCTTTCTTGTTCAGAAGCATCTCTTCCCGGATCTTCTTTAGCAACTCATGAAATTAATAATGATTTTACTGGAGTAACGGAAAGACACGTATATAGAAGACAATATGATGATAGAATAGATTTTACTTTTTACATAGATACTGATCATAAAGTTATAAAGTTCTTTGAA